AATTGAAAAAATGATTTTTTAAGTATATGAGCGTTATATATTCTAGTATTTATAATTTGTATGATATTGATATTCAAGCATTTAGAGAAGATGAAGAATGTTATTTTATGTCATGTGAAGATAAATAAAAAAATTTAATTGTTTTATTTTAAATCTTCAAGGGTATAAAGAGTGTAAAGAGTGTAATTTTTATTATTTTTATAAATTTATTCCAAAATTCTTATTAAAATGAATTATATTTATACAATAACTCCCACCCTTACAAATATTAATATATAATTATATGTTAATTAAAAGTGGATAATAACAATAATAATAATAATAATTCAAATAATAATGATTTAAATGACAAAAATTTTGAATTATTAAAAAAAAAATATAAGAAAAAAGGAACAAATAATAAAAAATTAAACAAAAATATATATGAGAATATAAAAAAAAATATTCCAGAATTATTAAATAAAACATACAGAACACCATATGAATTATATTTATTAGAACTTGGCAAAAGAGAAAAATATTTTATAAAATCAAATATAATATTAGAAAATAATTACATAAATTATAATAGATTAATATATCCAACATATACAAATTATAAAATTACAAATAAATTTATTCATGATTATGAAAATACAACAAATTTTTACAAGGATGATAATTTAAAATTTAAAAATCAGGATACAATAATTTTTAATGAATATATAGATAAACTAAAAGATTTAGATATAAAAAAAAAATTTAATATAAAAAATTTAACTAGTAAACAATATGGAGGAGAAAATTATGCATTATTTTCAATACAATTTGCAGATAATTTAAAAATTTGGACTAATTCAAGCATATCAACAAAATGTACAGAAATGGTAATAATAGAAAATTATAATATAACAGAAAATGATTATGCATTTGTTACATTATTTTTTCCAACATATACAGAAGATAATTTAAAAAATAATGTAATAAATTATGGATATTTATTATCAACATGTATAGTTGGTTATTTATTAAAAACACAAAAACAATCATTAATATATAATAGAAATGGAACAAATGCAAAAACAATCTGCATGGTTACACCAGATGTTGAAATTTTTGCTATAAATATATTAAAAAATTTTTATAGTGAAATAATTGTTGTACCATATATAACATGGAATTGTAATTTACCAGATAATATAAAAAATGATAAATTAAAATATATTAAAATAGGTGATATGTCATTTGGAAAAATAAGTAATAAAAATCCGTGGTCATTAGTATTAACTAAATTAAATATATTTAATAAAAAATTATTTCCTTATAAAAAAGTTGTATTTATTGATAGTGATTGTTATCCAATGTATGGCTATGATACATTATTTTCATATGAAACACCAGCAGGATGGATTGAACATTCGAGAATTACAATGGAAAATTATCCAGTATCATCTTGGGCAAATGATAGAGGAAGATTTACAAATAATATTATGGGTTTAGATTTGCCAAATTCATTTACAGATTTAAAAAATAACATGTCAGCATCAGATATTAATGCAGCAATATTAATAATTGAGCCAAATAATAATGAATATAATGATATAATAAATGAATTAACAATAAATTTTAGTAAATTATTTGGAAAAAATAAAAAATATAATGGTTTTTATATTGGTAATACAAAAATAAATTATTATATGTTACCAGAACAAAATTATTTGACTCAAAGATATAGTGGAAAATGGAAAGGTATTGGTTTTGGATATCAATCTTGGTTAGTTGATATAAATAGTGCATTTGGTATACATTATGCAGGTATGACAATAAAACCATGGAATTGTCAATCAATAGGACATAAATATACAATAAATAAATATTCTGAATTTAATAATGTACATATTAATAAAGATATGGATATAACAAAAGGAATAAGTTTATTTAATAAAATATTAATAAATTTTTTATGTTATACAAAAACATTACAAATTGAAATATTTAAATATTTTCAAGAATATTTATTATTAAATTTAAAAATGATAAAATATCCATTTGATACATGGGAATCAGAATTAAATTTATCACAATCAGAATTTTATATAAGTTTAAAAGATTTTAATATAGAAACATCAGAAATATATAAATTAAGTTATGATCAAATATATTTATTAAATATTCTTAATGAAAAACTGGAAATAAAAAAAAGTTTTAATAATTTATTTAATAAAAAATTATTAATGAATAAATATTATGAAAATTTATATGATCCTGTATTCATTGCAAGTTCATATAATATACTAAAATATATTCAAAAAATTATAAAAGATTATAATTTTGATAAAACATTAGAAGATAAGATAACAATAATTGCAGAAGGTGGAACATTAATTGGTACAATAAGAAATAATGGTGTAATACCTTGGGATGATGATATTGATATGGCATTATTAGGATTAACTGATGATGAAATTAATAAAAAAATGTTTATATTAATTAAATTAGCATTGGATAATGAATTAAAAGTTGCAATACATATAAGAAATAATAAAAAATTATCATTTTGTATGGAAAAAAATACAAAAACTTTAATAGTTATTAAAAATAATTGCCAAATTAAAAAACAATATAATGAAATATATTTAGAACAAATAAAAGAAATATTATCAGAAATACAATTATTTAATATTTCATTAACACCAGAATTTTATAATCAATATTTATTGTATTTAAAATTTAATTATACAAATGAACATAAATATATTTTTAGTAATGGAAATATTTATGATAAAATGCCTTGGATTGATATTTTACCAATTGTATCAAAAAAAGGACCTGACAATAAAACTTATTATAAATACAGAAGAGGTGGAAATTTAAAACAAATGGATGATTCTTTTTTAGGAATTGAAGAAAATGAACTTTTTCCACTTGTTGAAACTGATTTTTTAAATCAAAAAATTTTAATACCTAAAAATCCAAAAAAATATATTTCATATTATGAAACTGAAAATAATAAAGATCCTCTTACAAAAATTAATATTTTTAGCAAACATGAAATTAATAATAATAAACATATTATTGAACTACCACTTGATATTATTGATGTTCAAGATATTAATTATAAATTTAATACATTTATAAAATCAATAATTGATCAATTACCTGATATTGATGAGTTAATGAAAAAAATAAAAAATGAATATGAATTATTTTTAAATTTTTAATATAATACTAAACTAAAGATTTTTAATAATAAAAGTTAATATTAAAAATTTAAAAATTTTATTTATAAATTATTTTTAAAAGTACATTATTTTTTTATTTAATATTAAAAAATAATACATATTTTATTATAATAATTAGAAAGTTGATTGGAATAAATCTGCAACTTGATCATCAGAATGATAAATAAACAATGTACCTTTAGTTGAGGCTAATTCCATAAAATTAGTTTGTGTTTCATCACTTAAAGCATTAATTTGATCACCATTAGAATCTAATTTTAATGGATTATATCTCCAAGCATAAACTACTTCACCATCAACACCAATAATTGGATAAGTTTCATTACGACGAATTAATGTACTGCAACTAACAATAATTTCTGGTGATATTTCATTATTCATTAATGATTTATTAATTTGTTTTGTTTCTACCATAACAACAGATTTAATTTTGAATTTTTGACCTCCATTTGAACCACCAATAAGTAAATCATCAACAGGGAATGTAACTTCAACTTGTTGTAATTTTTCAAATTGATTCATAGTAATTGGTAAATTAGAAACTAAATATGGATTAGTAAATCTACTTGTATTAATAGTTTGATATCTTCTATGAATATAAAAAATTAACAATTCTCTTGAATATAATATTTGTTGTTGTTTTACTGTTAATTGTCTATGATGTATATATAATTGCTGTTGTGATTTTGCACTATTTAAATCAATTGGTTCTGCTTCTTGACCTAAAGTCATAGGAATTCTCATTGTTATCATAGGTAAAGTAGTAATATGAGAAGATGTTACAGGTGAAATATGTGAAGTAATTGAAGTAATTCCTGATACAGGCATAGTAATAACAATTGTAGGTCTAATAGAAAATGCAGCTAAAAGTTTTCTTAAAATAGTACCTTCATCTTTAACATAAGCAAGATCTGCAGCATCAAAAACACTTGCTCTACAATTATCAATTGCCATAATAAATGAACTTAAATCATTTGTATAATATTTACCTTGTCTAAGATTAAGAACAGCTTCCCAAAGTTTAGTTTGAACATTACATCTATTAACAAGATCAGTAAAAGGTTTTACTTTATTAACACATGCAGTTTCTGCAGGATCAGTTGCAATATCCCAATAAAGTTCATAATCAGGTTGTGTTTGTAATTCATTTCCATTTTCTTTTAAAGCAATAATTTCTGCAATACTTGCTAATAACATATGTTGATCTAATAATTTAAATTTAGGAATAAATAAAGCTGCTACAACTGGATGTACAAATGAAAAAATATTAATTTTAGTTTTGTCAAATGAATTTTGTATAGCAACTTGATCACAATCACTATAAATAAGACTTTGTAAAGTTACTTGATTATGTAATTCTTTTGTTGCACTTGCAATTGCTAAAATCATTTGAAGTTGTTCTAATTCTTCTTTTCTAACATGTAATTTACCTCCTAAATTATAAGATGCAGGAACAAATCCTAAAGCTTTAGACATTTCATTATAATTAACATCAAGTACTTCTGGATTTCCTATAGTATTTTTATTAAGAAAAATTAAATTTATAATAGATTGCATTTCTGAATCATCAAAATTATATTTTTTTTTATATTCTGTAATTTTTTCAATATACTCTTTCATTGATAAATTAGGATATTTAGCAACTAATCTTTCTTTAATTTTTTCTGCTAATTTTCTTACTCTTTTCATTTTATCATTAAATTTTCTCATTATACTTTCAACAATTTCTTCATCTTTATATTTTGATTTTAAATCTTCAAGAATAGTATATGTAGATTTTTGTTTATTACTATTTTTTTTCATTAAAAGATTAACTTCTTTATCTATATCATCACTTCTATTAGAAGTTTTGTTTAATGATGCATTTTGATTAGACATAATGTATTATATATATTAAATATATATTTTTTTTCTTGAAATTTAATTATATATTTTTTATTATAATTTTATATTTTTTTTTTTTGATTGGATTTTGTATTAGATTTTAATTTATTAATTTTTATTATATTGTTCATACAATTTGTATTTGATGATAATTTATTATTTTCATTTATTTTATTTATAATTTCTCCCATATAGATAAATTCATCTATAGATTTATTACGAATATTATTTAAATTATTTATATTCAAAGAATTATTTGTTTTGTTTATATTTTTTTTATTCATTTTTTTTACAGATGTTCTATTCAAATCTGCTGCAAATACTAATTTATCATTTTTTTTACCATTTGTGTATTTATTTATTAAATAAGATGGTATACAACAACTTATTAATCCATGTAATTCTAATAAATCCCAATTTTGTTCACCATATATATAATTTTCTAATATATCACCTATTGATAAATTATTTAATATTTCTAAATAATTATTTTTTTTTACAAATTTATGATAATTCTCATATATCATTAATGGTATTAATACTTTTTCAGTTTCATATAATTCTAAACATATATCAATATTTTTATAATTTGTTAATAATTTATCTGTTGCTTTAAATAGATCAAAATCTAAATCTTTTTTTTTCATTATATTCATAAAATTTTCAAGTATTTTTGTATCTATTTTATTTGTTCCATAATTTATTTTAAGTTCATCTAATTGTATTAATATTTTTCTCATATCATTTTGACAATATTCAACAAATTTTTTTATTTCTTCATATTCTAATTTAATATTTTCATTTGTACATATATTTTTTACCCATTTTATTATATCATATTCATTTGGAGGATATATTTTTATTTCATTTGAATATTTTTTAGTTTCATTCAATTGTTTATTATGTTGATTATTTGTTATTATTATTATTGGCATCCATCTTTTATAATTATTATCTTTTATAATATTAAATACCCCATTCTTATCATTTAATGTTATTATTGATTCTAACTCATCTATTAATAATATAGGTTTTTTATTATTTTCATTATTATTTATTGATAATTTTGATATTAATTCTACATCTATTTTTGTTTTTTGATCTAACATATTTAAACATATCACTTCATAATTATATTTATTTAAAATTATTGAGGTTATTAGTGATTTTCCACAACCATGTGGACCTGTTATTAATAAATTACCTTTCCTTTTTGTATAATCTATTTCAATTTCTGTTAAATTTATTATTTTTTTTTTTCTTCCTTTTGATGATTTCTTTAATAATCCATTTATTTTTAAAAAATCTTTTACTGTTTCATATGATTCTAACCATTCTTTTATATATTCTATCGAATTTTTATTACCTATTATTTCATTTAATTCTTTTGATTTATATTTTATTTGAATTAAATTTGATGACATTTTATATTTCTTTCTATTATATAATTAAAAAATCAATATTTTTAAATCAATTATAATTTATTCATTATATACATTAAATTTAAATAACATATAGATTTAGTTATACTTTAATAATATTATATTAGTAATTTTATAATAAACTAAATATTTTAATAATTTTAATTTATCTATTATTTTACAACTTATTTTTATCCAAATTTTAGTTTATACAGGATTAATTAAAATCACATGAATTATTTTTAATAATTTCATTTTATTTCATATATTGCAAATTTAATATATTCTTTTTAATTTTATATAAATCCAATTTATATACTGCATTTTTATATCTTTTAACCTATCTCATTAACTTTTATCAATACATTTAAAATATCACATAGTTCTTGTGTTTATTATTATCTTCACTTTTATGTAGCATATTATTAATTTATAGAAAATTCAGATGAAGATGTTTAATTAATAGAAAAATTATATAATTTTATAAATAATTATACTAAAATTATTTATAAAAAAATTAAATTACAAGAACTTTAATAGTTTTTAAAATTATTATTTTATAAATATTTCTTAAACAAAAATTTTGTTTATTTATTAAAATATTATATTTTTATAAAACATAAACAAATTATGTTCTTGATTGTTCATTAAATATTTTTATTTTATTTTCATAAATTTGATCAATATCATTATTATTATTTTCATAATTTTCTAAAAATATATTATTTTTATTAATAATATCTTTAAATATATCATCATCATTATCATCATCATAATTATTTATTTTATTAGTAAATAAATAATTATTTATTTTTAAATTATTAATAATATCTGATTTTGTTATTTTATTAGATATAATATCTTTAACTAATGTTATTGTATTATCATTTAATTCTATTGATATTGTATTATTTTTTGAATTAAAATTAATATTGTATTTAATTAAAAAATTATTTTCCAAATTTGATAAATCTGATAAAATACGTTGATTGTACGGAATAAATTTTTTTTCAGTTAAATGTATTCCATGTATACATCTATGCAATATTGTATTATTTATTTCTGTTTCTGTTAACATATTATTACATTTACCATACATTAAATCATTATAACATATTTTATTATCTCTTAAACATACACCAAATTTACAATTATGTCCACCAGGACATTTTTTATTTATGCAATTTTTACATTCTTTTGTAAATATTAATAATTCATCAAGTAAATATTTATCTTCATTTACATTTATATTTGATAAATTATCCCATATATATAACATATTATATATATATTGTCTTAATGGTTCTTTTTTTTGTTCATCTAATGTATGAGCAAACATACATTTATTTTTATATATACATTTACAATTATTAACAATATTATAACATAGTAATTTTTTGAAATTAAATTTGTTTTCCATTTGTTATATTATATATTATTTTTTTTATATAATTATATTATTATAATTATAATTATGAATAGTAAAAATTTACAAGAAATATCATATTTTATGAAAAAAAATAATTCTTTTTCTGATTTTAATCATGTTAATTTATCATTATTTAATCTTAATTATACTAACTTAAATTTAAATAAAAATAAAAATAATCAATTTGGTGGTAATAATATTGATGTTCCAATTATTAATAATCCCGAATCAAATATTACTAATAATAATTCTGATATGTTAAATCCAAATATCTTAAATACTAATATGGCAAATGCTAATATGTCAAATCCAAATATCTTAAATCCTGATATGTCAAATCCTGATATGTCAAATCCTAATATCTTAAATCCAAATATCTTAAATCCTGATATGTCAAATCCTAATATGTTAAATCCAAATATTTTAAATCCTGATATGTTAAATAGTAATATGACAAATCCTGATATGTTAAATAGTAATATGACAAATCCTGATATGTTAAATCCTGATATCTTAAATAGTAATATCTTAAATCCTGATATGTTAAATAGTAATATGACAAATGCTGATATGTTAAATAGTAATATGTTAAATCCTGATATATCAAATTCTAATATGTCAAATCCTAATATATTAAATCTTGAAATTTATAATAATGAGCAACAACAATTAGGAGAAAATTTAAATACTGATAATATATTAAATCAAAATATACAAACTTTTCCAGACATGTATTTAAAAAATCCTGGATTTACATCAGATTATATAAATACATATACAATTAAAGAAGGAACAATTTTATATCATGCAACAATAAATAAGAAGGGATTTAATACAAATTATTTAGAATTAGGTAAAGATAAATTAATTAATTTCTTTACACCAAATTTTAGACTTGCATCAGATAAAATTGAAGGATGCAGTGTAGATAAACAAAATGGTTATATACATGTATTTAAAGTAAAAAAAGATATTCCAAATATATATGTTAAATTACCATATGATATAGCAGATGACATAGATACAGGAAAATTAGCAAATGAATTTTGTTCAAAAAATCAAAATTATTTTGGAATAGGATTTTTTTATCCGAAAAATAATATTGAAATGTTTTCAAATAATATTGAAATGTTTTCAAATAATCAAACACAACAATTTGATGAGATAAATTATTATTCAGAATTTGGAATATGTAATCCAAGACCATATTTAGAGTATATTTATTCACAAAAATGTATGAGTTTAAGAAAATTATCAGAACCTTATAGATTTAATTAATATAATATTTTTTTCAATAATATATTATATTAATTAAATGAATTGGAAACAAAATAAAATATTATTTAATTATATAATAAATAAAAAATATTTTATTGAAAAAGACAGAGAAACAAATAATATATTATTTATAAAATGGAAAAATAATGAAATGAAATGTAAATATTTTTTAGCATTAACAGTTGATATAAATAATAATATATTATGGTCATGTGATAATCCTTTTATTGATCAAAAAACAAAATATTTATCATTAAATATTAAAATTAATCTGGAAAATCAAACAACAAAATTTAATATTGATTTTTTAAATAATATAAAAAAGATAATTCAATCAAATACATTTGTTAATTATGAGGAAGAAAAAATATTTTTTATATGGTGTATTATTGGTAATTATAAAAACTATAAACAATTTTATATAATTACTGAAATCATATATTTTTAGAAGTTTTTTCTAATTCAAATATAATTATTATAAAAATGAATAATTATATTTATACAAATTCAAATATTATTGTAAATTTAATAAATTATTTAAAAAATATATCAAAAAAAAGAAAGAAAAAAAATTATTGTCAAATATGTAATAAAAAATTTAAATATGAATTTATTTATAATTTTAAAAATAACAAAATTATTTTTAATGAATCAGAATATCATTTGTTAAAATATCATTTTATAATTAAAAGTATTTTTTATAAACAAATATGTAGTTTGAATATATTAAATATTAATTGGTGTTTGATGGGTACAAATGAATTAAATATAATTGATGGTTTATTTGATGTTGGTTCTAATAAAATTTATATTCAAAAAAATAAAAATATTAATGAATCAAAAATATCAAGATTTTCTGAACATTCTGGATTTATATATTTTGAAAAAAATAAAATAATTAATATTAGTGTTCATACTGGTTCACGTGTTGAATCTTCTGATCCTGTTATTTATATGCCATCAAATAGTTTAGAAACATTAAAAGTTGATTATATTTTTCACACTCATCCAAAAACTCCTTATATTGGTTCAAGAATTTCAAATGGTATGATTTATGAATTTCCATCTATTTCTGATATTATTCATTTTATTGAACATCACAATAATGGAAAATTATTAGGTTCTATTGTTGTTTCACCAGAAGGTATTTATATTATTAGAAAAAATAATTTTGATAGATCAATTATTAAAATTGATTATGATATTATGATACCTGATCTTGAAGATATTTTTATACAATGTTATAATGATTCTTATTCTAAATATTCTTTTTTAAATTATAATGAACTGAAAATTAATAATCAAATTAAATTACCTGAAGATTTTTTTTATCAACAAATTTCTGTAAATTATGATTATATACAAAAAATAAATAAAGTACTTTTAAAATATGATTTATTTATTGATTATTATTCTCGTATACTTTTTGATAAATCAACATTTAATAGTAAAAAATGGATTTTTAATGATATTTATGTTCCATTAATTAATTATTAATTTAATTAATTAATTTATAAATGAAATCTATATTTTTCTTATTACTTTTTTTTATAATTATTATATGTTTTATTAATACAACTTTTGAAAATAATGAATTAAAATATAAATTAATTATTGTAAAAAATAAAAATTATATTTTAATTCATTATTTTGATATAATTAATAAAAAAAATTTTATTTATAAAATATATAAGAATAAATTTATTTAATAATTGAACTAAAAATTTTATATTTATAATATATATCAATGCATAAAATAACTAATATTATTGTAGTTGTTATTATTATTATAGTTTTAGCCTGGTTTTTTAATAGTAAATACAGTTTAAGAGTTAATTCAGAAAATAGTAAAGAAAATTTTAAAGTAAATTCACAAAATTTTGTTTATAATAATGCTTTTGAAGTTGCTGATCGTTTAGATTATGGCAAAGATGATGATGTTAAAGGTATGTATAAATCAAATCCATCAAATCCTATGGGTCCATCTAATCAAACTGGTGTTGGACAAAATTCAGGTAAAGATGTTTATGATAATAGAGGATTTAAATGGTCTGCTAATGCTAAAGATTCTCAAATTGATGAATTTACAAGAGCTGTTGATGATTCTCAACTTAGAAATGAATTTGAACGTATGTATATGTTAGATCCTGATGGTTCTGTTGCCAAATATGATATCACTTATAACAAAATAAGTCCAAATTGCTGCCCTGCTCAATATGCACCTCCTTTTAAACTAACTGATAAAGATTCATCAAATTGTGATTTTGCACAAAAATATGTTGCTAATCAATATTCTGGTATGAATTTTAATGATGGTTATGGTTGTGCTTGTATTACTCCCAAACAAGCTGATTTCTATGGATCAAGAGGAGGTAATACTGATTAAAATATTTATATAATAGATTATTTAAGTAATATATTTTTATATAATTTAGTACAAAAATTTTGTTAGATTACTATAAACTAAATAATTGGAAAACATTTTTTATGAAAATAAATTAAAATATTATGTTCAAATATAAAATTAAATAAAATTAAATACTTAATAAATTATTATCATAAAACTAATTTTTATCATTTATTATATGCAAATAAAACCATCTATTTGTTTCTTTTTTTATTGATAATTTTATATGTAAATTCATATTATCAATATATTCTTTTATTATTCCATACCTTTCTATACTTTCTGATATTATTAATTCACCATTATATCTTAGTACTCTTAATCCTTCTTTTATATATTCTTTCCAATTTGAACCCATTAGACTTTGACTGTATATACATATATCAACTGATTCATCTTTATTAGGTAATTTTGATATATCACACTTAATTGAACCATTATATTCAACATAATCATATCCTGTTATTTTGAAATTTGTATTACATTTAAAATAATCTTTTATTAAATTCCTTCCACATCCTAAATCTAATATTTTTAATTTTTTATTATTTTTTGTTTCTAAATATGATATTATTTTATTTATTGGTATTTGATCTTGATTATCATAACCCTTAAAACTAAAATCACGACTTTCATGATATTTATGCCATA